GAAGGTCGAATAGTGATTTCTCTTTCTGCGGGAGAATAAAATCCCTAACCCTTCAAGAATTGCTACCCCTGGCCATACAGTATTTGCAATACTAAGTGCTACACTGGCAATATCTTCCCACGCATTAGAATTGCCCTCAGTAGTCAACTTAACTGCTGGAGCCGTTGGATCTTTTACTCCTTCTGCTGGGATAATTACCAAGTCTTTACCAGACTCAACAATCTTATCTCGTATGTCTTGTGGGACATAGTTGAGAATTTCTTGCGTAATGACGATTGCCTGACTCTCATACTCAGGAGCCACGTTGTCTAATGTGGTTATTACATCATCCTTGAACATATCTTGAATATATCCACATGATGTAAACGCTGACATCACTAAGAATAGTGATAGAATAAAAACTAGCTTCTTCATATTTCTAATGTCTCCTTAAACTTCTCATCACTAATGTCTCCATCATCAGAGTCCTTCCCTGAGTTCTTTTCATCCATTCGTGAAGGTGTGATAGAGGCAAGAAGTGATTCTGCAATCTTCTTACCATCTTCGTAATCAGATAGTTGGATTAACTCATCCAAGTTTAGTGGTGATTCCATCCAAGCTGCAATATCCTGTTGCGACCCAGCTTTTGTCTTCTTAATTCTAGCTGTAGAATTAACGAATGAGTTGTAGTCACCTTTCTTTGATAGTTCAACACAGAAATCGTTTCCACTTGTTAGGGAAAGAATTGTAGTATTCTCTGGATCATCTTCATCCATCAACTCAGGATTTGTGACTGCCGAAATTACCCTATCAAATAGCTCGTCACTCATAGCAACAAACTTTACAGGGTCAACAAGATTTCCGTTTTCATCCTTGGTTCCCTCAAGATCCCGAATTACTGCTTTCACGTAGTATCTTGGTCTTGGTTTGATCTGTGTTGCTAGATCGCCATATACAGACTTCTTACCCTTTGGTAGCCTAAGGTCTCTATGCATCTTCCAAAGGTCATACATAAGATCACACATAGGGCAGCTTCCACCCTGAGCCTCCCGACAATGGTAGCTCATCCACTTACCTTCTGCATTCTTATACTTGTGAAGGTGTGATGTTCTGTAAAAATCCAGGGCATCTTCCTTACCAGGAAGAATCCTAATCATATTCTTCGATGGTGCTGGGCTGAAACTCGCAAAGGCTGATACTGTCTTTGATCCACCTGGAGTTGAGTTTTCAATGATTTGCTTATGTTTTGCACGTAGCTCTTCTAATGTTACCATTTTTTTCTCTCTTGTTAGTGTTAGTATATTATAGTCGTATTACGAATAAATTTTTGCTTCCTGCCGACTATTTGCAGAAAGTTGAATCAGCATATCTTTCTTGTGTTCAAGCGTATTACACAATGCTTTTACCAAGCTATAAATTTCTTCCGCAGAAGAAACTTTCTTTGATAGAAGCTCAATTTCTGGTTGGCTTGTTGCCAAATCCTCTAGATCCGCAACAGCATATTTCCTGGTTTTTCGCTTATCTGTTTTATAGGTTGCAGTGAATGTATCACGTTCTAGCTTTGCATTGTCTACAAGCTTTTTAGCAGAAACTAGAATCCCATGATAAAAAGAATAAACGACTGTAAAATTTACTAACTCGGAATCCAAATTTGTTGGATCTATCTTAGAAAGTTCAAAGGATAGTTCCAAGTATTTTTCTGTGTTGAATTCTTTAATGTTAGTAAAGTTTAGTGTATTACTTATCATTGTGAAAAATAACTTTAAACAGGTCCGGATTTAATCTATAAAGTTGCATCAGGTGCTTACTCAAGCAAACGACCAATGCTTCGTTACTAATCATTATAGACTTCCCATCAAAATTTAATTCGTGTAATCCTGAGTGTTCAAGGATACAGTGTAAAATCTCATGTATTATTGTTTCCCTAGCGTGCTCATTATCTAGGTTCATTTCAAGTTTAATTGCTCTTTCATCAAACTCTGTAATACCGTCTACACATACACCATCAAGTTTTAAATTCTCATATAGTTGAAAATCATATTCACATACACCCATATCCACTGACGAAATACCATAATCTACTAATACATTGTAAATATGGCTTTCGTCATCAACAAATGGTGGCATCTTGGGCTCATATGACTTCTTCTTCAAATTCTTCTTCATCGTCATCTTCTATGTTGTTATTCTGCTCCATCCTTAATGTTGAGTAATCTATTGATATTCCAATTGCATACCGTTGCTTTGAATCTCTTGCCTTTACGACATATACACGCATTCTACCCCTATCATACTCTTCCTCGGTCTGGTTTAAAGAGATTACCCAGTCAGCCGGTCTAATTTTTCCATATGAATCCACAAGTTCAGAGTCCGTAATTAGTTGAACTCTTCTTGCCTGCCTGTTTGTTTGAGATGCTGTCCAAACTAAACACTTTTGCTCACAAGCTAACCCTCTTAGCTCTTCTGCAATTCTTTGTTGAGCCATGTATTCTGACTCAATCATTCTGTTTGGGCGTAGAAGCTCAAGGTAATCAACAATGATTACATCTGGGACAAAGTTCTTATAGAGTCTTAGTTGTGTAAGTAAGGCTCTTATTGTATTCACATTCCCTGTTCCTGTTGGGAACTCCTTAATATACAATCTCCCTTCAAGAGTTTCCTCAACCATGCTAAGTCTTTTTCTAAGCGTAAGTTGTGTTTCAGCTTCTTTCAGTTTATTGTTCTTTAGCAAGGTTAAAATTGAGTCGAATCTTGCTGCAATCTTATCTTCGGACATCTCGCAAGAAATGTATAAAACATTCCTACCTTCTTTCAGTGATGCAACCCCTTGGTTAACAAGATAAAGACTCTTTCCAACCCCAGGTGGAGCAATAACTATCGCTAATTCTTTTGCACACAGCCCACCTTCCAAGTTCCTATTAAAATCAGGGAAAACTGTCTTGAATCTATTTTCAAGTCTTTTCTCAAATAGTCTATGAATTCTTGAATTGACATCAGAGAAATAGTTTTGTCCCACGTTAATATCCCTACTGACAAGTAAGGCTTCTCTTACCAACTCTTCAATATGCCCGATCTTGTTTTCTTTCAAGAGGATAATGCTCTTTCTAATAGCATTTGTCATCGCACCTTTCTTGGCAAAATCCTCAACTAGATCAAGAATAAACTCTCTATCGTTAATTACAGACTGGTCAATGTTATTGATGTATAGGATATCGTTTTCATAGTCTGTATCATCTTCTTCATCCTTGTGTAAGAACTTGATAAACTCAAGAAGTGTATCATCGGATGGAAGTTTTCCATACTTCTCATAATATAGCTTTATCGCTGAAAATATCTTTCGGTGAGAGGGAAACTCAAAATATTCTGGCTTTACGATTGCTGCGATCTGTGTGTAAAAATCTACATCGTGTTTTAGGAGAAAAAGAACACCCTGTTGAATATTTTCCGATAGTTGATATTTCATAGAAGTAAATTATTTCCCTGACCTCTTCATTCTCTCTTGTGCCATTTTCTTTGAGGCTTCAATTTTTTCAATCTTTCTCTTATCATCTACTCCCTTAGCTAATCCTTTTTTAGTAAAATACTCCATATTTGGTGAAACCTTTTTGTATACTTCTCCCATAGTATCCATTCGATCTTTGCTGGCGGCAATTGCATCTTTGTAAAAAGCTTCTGCCTGTTCTTTTTCCATCCCATACTCATTAAACCTCATCCCACGTCTTCTATTTCTATCAGAAAATCCTCTTACTATTCCTTCTGGAACCTCAACAACCCTGAAACTTAAGTTAAAGCATTCTGGGCATTTACAATCTTCTGGTGGAAACTCATCACTTAGGAATTCGTCTGTGTCAGAGTCATACCACTTATTATCCATGACATAAAGACGCTTATCAAACTCTTCTTTACAGGCTAAACAGTAATACTGAAAAAATGGCATAATTAGTCTCCGCAACTTCCATCTAGTCTACAAACAGTTCCTTCATTTGCGCTAGTTTCACTATCTTCCAAAATTGGATATGCATAAGTTCTTACGTTCTCAGGAGTATTTGGTATCACCTCTAATGGTGATGGTCCCCTACACCCATCCCTGTAGACTGTTACGCCCTTTAGGTAAGGAATATACTTCAGAACAAGATCACTTATTTCTTTGTATCCCGCATCCTTTGGAAGATTAATTGTTTTACTAATGCTGTTATCAATGTATCTTTGAATTGTTGCCTGGACCGCTAGATGCCGCTCAGGTGGAATATCATAGGCACCAATGGCGTGAGAAGGATCTTGTTTCTTCAATAAACATTCCTTAAATAACGGGTCTAAGACTACAACTTCCTTCCATACTGAATTCTCTAGGTATCTACGCTTATACATTGGAGCAAATATTGGTTCAATGCCAGTCGATACCGAGTGAACCATTGATATCGTCCCAGTTGGAGCAGCAGTCAACAATACTGCATTTCTAATTCCATTCTCCTTGATAAGCATTCGTATTCTTGCAGGCAGTGTCCTTGCAAACTCTTCCTTCAAGTATTTCTTTGCATTAAACTCAGGGAACGGACCCTTATCCCTTGCAAGATACATTGACGCTAGGTATGTTTCATCTCTGATAGTCGCATATAGCCTATCAAGGAACTCTAGGCACTTATCTGATCCATACTTAATGCCAAGTCGAATAAGCATATGATGCAGCCCCATTGTTCCTAGCCCAATTCTGCGAGACCTATCACCAGCTAACTTACAATCTTGTATTGGATAGTGATTTGCAGTTAAGACATTATCCAAGAATCTAACACCAGCCCTAATTGTCTTCGCTATTCTCTTCCAGTCAACATCTATTGCAACTCCATCATCGTCTAGTATCACCATGTTTGCTAAATTGATATGGCCGAGACAACAGTTTGCATAGCTTTCCAAAGGAATTTCACCACAATTTGAGGTAATTCCACACTCCATTGCAAAAGTATGAGTTTCACACTCTTGAATTGTAATATCATAAACATCTTCGAATAAATCTGTCTTTTCAACAGACACTACTCTTAGATATTCTCTAGTATTTTTTATGTTTGGATTATACCCAGCAAGTATAGCTTTTAGTTTTGAATTTTTAGTTTTATGACTTAAAGAAAACTTCTCAGCAAATCTTTTAGCCATTGTTGAATTTATTTCTACATCATATCTTGTAAAAGACCTTGAATCAATAAAGATTTGACCTTTTGTAATATTACTTGATATACCAAACATTAACAAAAGTTTTTGAACATCTTTAGCTAATTTAATGTGTTTAGTTGTTAAACACACCATAGGAGAATTTAGTTTTTTTCCTGGAGACACATAGCCATCGGAGCTGAATAAAGCATCAACAAACCCTTTGATGAACTCATTACTTGATCTCCATACTGAACTTGGGATACCATTCTCTTTACCTTCGTGCCCCAATTCAGAAAAATAGTCAGCAACATCTTTAGATCCATAATAAAGCTCATAACATCCTTTATTTTCTCTAAGTTTGTTAGTTTTCCCAAATTTTGTATTCATAAAAGATTCTATTCTTGAAGCTAATCCATTTGAATAATCTTCTTTTGAGAAAATATAACCATAAACAATTTGGTCATTTGCTTTATGGTAACTTCTCCATCCATCTCCTAAGTTCCACCCTAGATTAAAACCTTCATCATAATTTTTAGAATCATAAGTATTGTTTATTTCTAAGTTAGATGGAAGATAAATTCTATCATTTTTCTTTAAGTTAAATGTTTCTTTTTTCTTAAAGTTAGTAGTTGCTTCCTTTATTACGGGCCACTTATGTTCCTTTGTGCAATATACCTCTTTTCCATTATGGAAAGTAATTTTCCATAAATTTTGGTTTTTCCCTGATAATCTACAAATACCTTTAGCCCATTTACCATCAAAAGTAAAGAAATCTCTTAACGGCATTGTTTCTGCAATTTCCTTAATAGATATTGCACCTTGTTTTGTATGAACTAATGTATCCCCCCTCAATGAAGGATT